AGCTAATCGTAAGAACGGTACTGAGGGATTTCTTTACGAGATGGATTGTCCATACGAGGAATGTGGTGAGAGTGTATTCCCTGAGAAGTACAGGCACTGTAGGAAGGATATCCCTGCTAGGTACGTGTGTACTGAGAACCATGTGTGGTATCTTGTTATAGAAAATAACCAGCCTAGTTTTTGGAGGTAGTTATGCCTAAAGTCGGAAATAAGCATTTCTCTTACAGTGATAAAGGTAAGAAAGCTGCTAAGAAGTATGCCAAGAAAACTGGTAGAAAGATGACTAATACTAGGAAGAAAAAGTAATGTCAGCAAGCCACGCAGAAGTATCAGGCACTAGGCCAGAGGACGTTAAGGCTAGGCAGAACATGTTCCTTGAGGCATTTGATAAGCACGGAACGATTAAACATGCCTGTATGGAAACCAAGATCAGAAGAGAGACTGTAGCTAGGTGGAAGAGAGAAGATGTTTTTGGTTTTGTTGACAGGTTCGATGATGCGAAGGAAGACTACGCAGAGATAATTGAGAACGTAGTATTTGAAAGGGCAAAACGTGCAGACTGTAATCCCATATTACAGATATTTGTTTTGAAGGCATTAAAGCCTGACAAGTATCGTGACCAGCCAGTTATTACTGACGATGTTGCCAAGGATGTTATGAAGGATCTAAGGAATAAGTTCAAGGGAATTAAGTTCTCAGATGATGACTCCGCTGACAGATCCGCAGAACAACAGGCAGAAGACATCCTGAGAGGTAAGAACTAGTCGGGCTATTCGGGGGTTTTGCGAGTGACTTCATATTCCCCTCCGTTTAGCCCCTGAAAAAGAGGTAGCATGAATATATCTGGAGAGTTACCGCTATTTATAGGTGTTTCACAGGAAGAAATAGAGCGGTATATGCCTGCAATTATAGGTCAGTGTGATGCTTCTATGAGACTTGTTTACTCCACGGATAAGATAGTGGATATTCTTGCTAAGGATATGACTAGAGAGGAAGCGATAGAGTTCTATGAATACAATATTTTGGGAGCATATATGGGTGAAATGACCCCGATATATGTCAGTGAACATGACTCAATCAACGATTTCGTCCTCCCAGATTAATGAGGTAACTAATTACATCTACGACAAGGTAGGATTTGACCCTACTCCTCTTCAGGTTCCCATACTGGCATCAAGGAAAAGGTTTATTCTGGTAGCTGGTGGTGAGCAGGCTGGTAAATCTATGGTAGCTTCCAAGTATTTACTGGGCAGATTCCTAGAAAATGACGGCCCCGGCCTGTACTGGCTGGTAGCTGCTGACTACGAAAGGACCAGAGCAGAGTTTGAGTATCTTGTTGAGGACTTCGGTTCACTGGGATTGCTAAAGGAATCCACTAAAAGGGTAGATCCCGGAAGGATAATACTGGCAGACGGCACCCGGATAGAGACTAAATCAGCTAAAGACCCACGTACTCTGGCTATGAGGGCACCAAATGGGATCATAGGATGCGAGGCATCGCAGTTAGATCTTGAGACTTTTCACAGATTACGAGGAAGATGTGCCCCGAAAAGGGGATGGCTCTTTTTAGCTGGTACTTTTGAAGGCTCTCTAGGATGGTATCCACAGATGTATCAGGCATGGCAACACGCTTCTGAGTCTGATGAGAAAGCATTTTCCCTTCCAAGCTACTCAAACAGCCATTTGTATCCCGGCGGTAGAGAAGATCCTGAGATTCTGGCACTTGAAAGAGCTTCATCAGATGACTTTTTCATGGAAAGAATCGAAGGCGTACCGTCACCACCACAGGGACTGGTGTTTACTGAGGTAAGGCCAGATATCCATGTACAGGATGTCGAGTACGAGCCAGATGTTCCGGTCCATATCTGGATCGACCCCGGTTACGCAGAGGCTTATGCCTGTGAAATTGTACAGGTAGTTAACGATCAGATAAGAGTTATAGATGAAATATACGAAAGGAACCTAGTTACTGATGAAATGGTAGATATAGCCCAGTCCCGGCCTTGGTGGAGGGACGCACGGTTCGGAGTGATAGACGTTGCTGGATATCAGCATCAGGCTATGGCTGCCCCGGCAGAAGTGTGGCTGGAAAGAACAGGGATATTTTTTGATTCAGAGAAGATCAGGATTAACGAGGGAACCGAAAGATTAAAGTCGTTTCTTAAGACAGATCCGGTAGAACAACGTGCCCCACGGATAGTATTTAGCCCTAAATGTAAGGGTATTTTGTCCGAACTGGGGGTACAGCCAAACCCGTTTGACGGGCAGTCAAGAGCGTATAGGTGGAAGATGGATAGAGATGGTAATATAGTGGGACAGACTCCAGAAGACAGGTACAACCACGGAGTGAAGGCAGTTATCTACGGTCTTATTAATCGTTACGGTTACGGATATATTACGGAAAATAGCACAATAAGAGTGAAACGCTGGTAATGGCTAATTACAAACCTGAAGAGATAAGTGCCCTAGTAGATAATCATTATGATTTAACCGAACCCATGCGAACTAGGATGGACAACGACCACAAGTTGTACAGGCTGGAAGAGTTTGATGCCGGGGAAGGATACCAGTCATACACATCCAACGAACCACAGGTCTATGCAGACAAGTTGATATCTTGGATGACCTCATCAGAGATGGTAGTACGAATACCATACGGTAATTCTGAGAGAGAACAGCGAGAGAACAACGATTCCAAGGAAAGATTCCTTATCGGGCTTAGTAAAGCTGCCGATGAGAGAATGGCAAACAGGTTCCAGCCTCCCATCAGGAACCAGATAGCTTGGTATATAGCTGTCAGGGGCTGGTACGCAGGAAGGTCACTGTTCGTTAAGGATAAAGATGGGGAAACCAATGTTGATATACAGCCTTGGGACCCCATGCACACGTACTGGGGCGAAGGAAGTAACGGTCTTTCTTGGGCCTGTTACAAGGTAAAACGTACTCCTTCAGAAATAAAGGCTATGTATGACGTAGACATATCAGGTGAAGGAAGCGATGCCAGTGATGACGATGCGGTGGACGTTTATGACTTTTATGACTCAGAAGACAACATAGTATGCACAGATACAGAGGTTCTCAAGAAGAGAACCAAGCACGGATCGGATCGTGTACCTGTATTTCTTGGCCCGGTAGGTTCTCAACCACTGATACAGGCCATAACTGATACAGGAAACCTAGATACCATCGAGGATTATGGGGAATCCTGCTTTAAATCCTCTAGAGATTTGTACGAAAAGCATAACTTTATGATGAGCGTGATGCTGGAACTGACAGCAAGGTCACGGAGACAGGGGTTAAAGGTAAAATCCAGAGACGGAACCAAGACACTGGAAGAAGATCCATTCAAGGAAGGCTCTGAAATCGCACTTGGGCAGGGCGAAGACGTAGAACCACTGGGATTACTGGAAATGTCCAGAGAATCCGGGGCTTTTATGGGTCTTGTTGCAGGAGAAATGCAGAGAGGTGGCTTACCTCACTCTATTTACGGTCAACTCGAGTTTCAGTTGTCTGGATTTGCTATAAATACCCTGCGTCAGGGAGTGGAAACTGTACTTATGCCACGACTTTCCGCACTAGAGAGAGCATACTCAGTTATATTTCGTCTAATGTGTGACCAGTACATAACAGGAGCCTTTAAATCCATAGAGGTTAGCGGTCAGGACAAGAACAGGATGTATTTCGCAGAAGAAATTACTCCTGAAATGATTCGTAACGGAGGCGATGCCGAAGTTACCTTTATGGGTCAGCTGCCTCAGGACGAGATGAGCAAGATGAGCATGGCCCAGATTGCAAGAGAAGGGCAGACTCCTCTACTTCCAGATACATATATACGTGACCAGATACTTGGGCTACAGTCAGCCGATCAGGTTGACGACTCTATCAAAACCCAGATGGCTGAGAGCATGTTACCCGAAGCTGGCCTGTGGACAATGCTACAGGCAGCAATTAATCAGGGAAGACAGGACTTGGCACAGTTCTATCAGGGTGAATTGTTAAGATTGTTTACTATGAAGAGCATGGAACAGGCACAGATGATGGGTGGTGGTGCTATGGGTCCGCAGGGAGGCCCACCTCAGGGTGGCCCACCGATGGGCCCACCGGGGGCACCTCCAATGGGACCACCGGGATTACCACCTCAGGTAATGCCTGATGCAATGATGGGGGTACCACCAGTACCTCCCACTGCTCCAGTTGGTCCTTCAGTTCCACCGGGAACTCCAAGGCCGGGAGCACAGAATACAGAAACAAGATTACAGAGTTTAGGTTTGATTCCACCGACAGGAGGATAGGGTTATGAATAGGTATGGATTTGGTGATGAACAGAGAATGTCTGGTATGGGTAACATACCCGGACTATTTGCTGCATCTCCCACTATTGGAAACTTACCTCCAGAGATGGCAGCCAACCTGATTACTTCCAGCTTACAGGCTCTATCGCCTCAGGGATCGGGTACTCCATTTCAGGACTTTGAAATGACGGGTCCAGCCTTTAGTAAAACTATGGATGATATGGATCAGACTCCTCCTCAACTTCCATTACCACCATTACCTACTGAGCAAAGAACCGGATTAGATTACTTTTTAAAAGGTCCACAAGCTGCTCCAACTGCTCCTAGCTGGAATCCGGTAGATACTCTTAAGAGCGTTGCTGGAGCCATAGGATTAGGAAATCCCTCCCAAAATATAGAACAAATATCAACGGATCTCCAAGGCAATCCGGTGTATTCAATGAACCCAAGTGGGCAGAGCGTATTGGACCAATGGGGAGAAAGGCCAACAGTAATACCAAATGAGGTAACTTTTGGTCCTCCAATCTTTAGGGAAGACTGGAGAGAAAACTGGCCTGAGTCAAGAGAAGCTGCATCCTTAGGTTCTATAGAGGACGAGATGGGAGCATTGTCTAGTATGGGATTACCACCTCCAGTAGTAGGGGATACAGGTCCAAGTGCGTTCAGGAGATTTCTTACTGGCCCGGAATCTGCTCCAACTGCTCCTAGCTGGAATCCATTAAAGACTCTTGAAAGCGTTGCTAGAGCATTATTGACAACAGATCGACCAGAAGTGTCTGTTCCCGGATATGCAACAGTAGGAGCCTTTCCTAAAACCTCTCCAATAGGAGAAAGGGCAGCGGAGAAGGAAGCAGCGTTACTTGCTTCCTACGCTGCTATGAGTCCTGAATTTAATGTTCCAAGTAATATACTGGGATTTGAGGAGCCTGCTGCTATTCCTACCAGAGCAGAGCAGGATGCAGCAGCAATGGCTGCTGGGACTGATATTAGTAGTCCTTGGTTTACAAAGTACGACACTCCTGAAGGTATTCTAGCGACTCAAGCAGGAGTTCCTTATCAGTCAGCAAATGATGTGGCAAAGATGTATGGGCAGAAAATGCTTGAAGGCGATCTCAGTTATGGTCCTCCTTTGATGGGAGATACATCAGACAGGCCAGCACATATAGATGATGTTGCAAATGCAATGTACAACCTTAATGTTGGGTTGCCGGGAGGCACAACGGTATCCGCATCGGATATTGTTGGAAGTATTGCTGAGACTGCTCAAGGTGCAGCAGATTTAGCAACGGCAGGATACCGGTCTGCAAGCGGAACTACAGATGCAGATATTACTAACAGGTTTAATAGTGCAATAGAATTTTATAATTCGGTAAAGGGAAGCCCTCAAGAAGCCTATGCAAAGGCAGCACTAGACAGGGCAACAGCAGAGCATAATGCAAGGTTCACTGATGGACCAGTCGAGGTTGACATGGGAGACACAACAGCACCCGGTGGTGCTGTAGCCAGTGCTGTTCCAGCAAAAGAACCAGTGAAAGCGGTTCAGGAAGCTAATAAGGTTGTAAAACAGTTAGCAGATACAGCTGCTACGACTACTACTAACACCATTGGTGGTGACCCTTTTTCTCCTTGGAATGAATCTGTAACACAAACTGAATCAGCCAATGCCCCTGTAGTTACTCCTGCAGCCAAGGCTCCTGCAGCAAATGTTCCGTTTACTCCAGAACAGTGGGTAGCAGCTGGTTACACATTGCAACCTGACGGTAGCTGGGATATAGAAGATACTTCAGCTGCTCCAGCTGCTCTCGGTGGCGGTGGTGGTGGCGACGGCGG